TAAGACAGTTTCTCCTGCAAGTATTGGCCACCAATGCTCAGTATCAGGAGCGTTGGTATCGCAAATAACGCCATACCAGCTAGGACCACCATCACGCATAGATGGATAACGGCCAACACGCATCGTGCAAGCATCAATAATGCTCTTTGGAATTTCTCTTGCTTCATTTACCCATACTCCTGTAAGTTCAAGGGATAGTAGTTTCTTGACATCTTCTGGTCGGTCTAATGCTAAGAAGATAACTTCTAACTCAATATCACCTTTTTTAATCATGTGCGTAAACGGTACGCTATATAAAAACTTACCCCATTCTTCTTCTGGAAACCAGTCGAGCCAGGTCTTAATGGTAGTAGTTTTAAGTTGTGGATTGGTATTTCTTATGACCGCCCATCTGCTTTTACGTATACCATCAGCATTAGGCTCTTGTAACAAAGCACGTCTTAGAATTTCAATACAACATGAGACTGATTTACCGCTACCAACAGGACCACGCAACCCACGAAAGAAAGAATCATCTTTCATAAAGGCTTTTACAATAGGACCTGGTGCTTTATAGTTTAGTGATGCCATACTTGACTGCTAGTTCATAGAGTTTTTCTACGGCTTGTGGCGACATTGCGGCTAAAATTCGATCAGCTTCCATATCATTTACAAAGTCTTTTGGATAATGTTTCATGTGCTGAGTCTTGACTACCACACGCACTTTATTCCATTGTTCTTTGCTGTATACATTTGGATTGACTACATCATTCATACATTCTCCTTTTCAAAAAAATTTTCATAGTATTCGTTGTCTGCAAATGAATTTGTTATTTGTTCTTTTGTAAAAGATTGTTGTATAGAACTATCTATAGCAGTAGATACTATATCAGCACTTGTAATATCTTTTATGTGTGTCTTTGAATAATTGTTATTAACATTATCTTTTATCTTTTTTTGTTTGTACTTATAATCTATATGCGTTCTGCCTAAATCACCATCAAATGTTTGTCTGCTTTTTAATGTTTTTACAAAATTTTGACCTTGCATTAATCTTTCTTTGTCGCTGTCTCTTGACTTTGGATTTTCAAACTTATCTCTAAAATCAATTGTCATTTTATCAACAGTATTTAATTCATCATGTAATGATTTGTTTAAATATCTTGGTATATTAGTACCTAAATATGCTTTGCCTTTATCAGTTGGATGTGATCCATCTGTCCCTTTTATTGCTGCATCCATGTATTCTAATTGTGATAATGCTGAATCTTGTTTGTTATTTGTTTTCATCCATCTTTCATAAGCAGTATACATTCTACCTATTTCCATTTGAAATAAACCTCGACCTGGCCCACCATTACTTTGTTTTTGTTTAAAATCATAAGTATGTCCAGTTTCAACACCAATGTTTGCCATAATCCCTGCTACTGCATTTGGAGGGTACTTTAAATTATTTAATAAAATATTTATAGCAGCATTAGCATCACGTCTATAGATTGCTTTTTGTTTTTCAGTAGCACCAAAAGGAACTTTAATATCCATTAGACTACCTGCTGGTCATAGATCATGGCTCTTGCCATCTTTTCTGCATCTTCAGCACTATGGCCTTTAATCATCTTGTACTCTACGTACTGGTCATACTGGCGTTGTTTTTCTTGATCACGCAAGACTTTTTCGTTGGCCATCATAATAGCGGCACGTTTCTCAGCTTTGTCCATCTTAGTTAATTTTTTCTTAGGTGTACCGAGTGGTTTGACTTTTGGCATACTACCTCCTAGCAGTTCCAGGCTCTTAGTGATTTATTGATTCTTGACTGTGGGTCTCTCGCAGTCTTGGCTGACGTTAGTTTAGCCTTCATGCCCTTCATCCTAGCACAAAAAGACTTACGCCTGGCTTTGTCTTTGTTGGACTTAGGTTTGGGCGCAGGTGGTTTTAAGTTACCGCCTGTGGATCTATTGTAACTGGCTCGACCTTTGGCATTTAACCCACCTTTGGGGTTCTTACCAGCTTTACGTTGCCATGCTGGAGTTGCCATTAGTACTTAATCTTCTTTGGTTTAGGTGTTTTGACTTTCTTTTTCTTCATACCCTTCATGCTTTACCTCCTTTCTTCATCTTAGCTTTCGCTTGTAAATGTTTAACCAGTAATTTTTTCTGCATCCCTTTGGATAAATCCTTAAAGTGCATCAATGGCTTACTTGATTCTGTATGAGTCTTACCAGAATGTAAAGAGCCGTCTTTCATTTTGTGGGTAGCACCTGTAAACAAAGTGCCAGTCTTGGTGTAATGCGGTACGCCTTTCATTAGGTTCTCCTATACTTTGCGGTTTTCTTAGCAATCGACTTAGGCTGACTACTAAACTGCTTACCTTTGGCCGTATCTGCTCTCTTCTTGGCCGTAGTCTTAGCATATTCTTTGGCAGACAGTCTGGCAATAGCTTTCTTTGGTAGATAGCGTTCTCCAGTCTCACCTGATTTCTTACCTGACTTCGTACCCCAGTCTTGCTTGGACTACTTAGATAACTTGTTGGATTTCTTTTTCGCACCTGAGTATGTACCACCAGACTGCTTGTAATACTTAACGGCCAACTGCATGGCACGTGCCGAGTGTTTACCGCCCATCTTGGCTTTGGCTCTGGCTTTCGCTGCGGCCCATTTAGCAGGGTTGCGTTTGGTGGCGGTACTCATTATACGCCTAAGGTTTTTTTGGTCTTAGCGGCCGATGCTCTGGCGGCCCTACGTCTGGTTAGGTCTCGACGTTGCGATGGCATTAAATCTCGGACATCACCGCCAAACAAAGAGCGTTGGGTACGTAATGGTCTGGCTTGACGACTACTACTACTACCACCACCTAAGGTTGCTGCTGCTTGACCCATTGGGGTAGTCTTACCTTCTTTAGTTAAAACTGGATAACCTGTCTTTTGATCTGTTACCACTTTAGAGAAAGATGAACCTTTATACGTGGTGTCTTTAGCCTCAGGCATAATTAAATTACCACGAAACGAAGTGCCTAAAATAATTTTATATTGATCGGCTGCCGCTCTACTTATTGGAACTCTTTGATATGCTGTGTTTGCTCTTCTTTGCTCTTCTTTGGTTAACGAGTCATCATCATTAAAACCAGAGCCTGATCTGCCTTTTCTCTTATAATCATAGCCGCCTGTACGGTCGTTTTCTTGGCCATAAAAGTATTTAAAAAACTCAGGAAATTGTCTCTGACTAGCACCTTCTAATACTCCATCTGTGTTTCTATACCCTTTATAAACCATAACGTTAAACTCCTAATGTTTTTTTGGTTTTAGTTGCTTGCTTTCTTACAGTCCTACGTCTTTTTAAGTCTCTACGCTGGGATGGGAACAAGGTTCTAACATCACCACCAAATAAAGAGCGTTGCGTGCGTAACGATTTAACTTTCTTTTTACTGCCGCCTAAGGTTGCTTTTGCTTTTGGTTTAGCTTTAGGAGCATAAGACGATTTAGCAAAGGTAGAATCTTTGGCTACTGGCAAAAGAGTACCTGTATAAGCTCGACCTGTCTTTTGCTTATAGATGTCGGCTGCTTCTCTGGTTACGCCTGGATCTTGATAATTTGGTGGGCGTGCCATTGGCGGTAGGTCTTGCCTTCTAGCATATGTTACGACACCATCAGGTCTATTAACTTGCCTAAAGTACTTGAAGAACGGATCATTCCTCTGCCTTCTCATAATTTCGTCTACTACACTTCCTGCAATGGCCATCACTAATCCTCACGGTGTTTTCTTCACTATAGCTAAAAAAAAATATTTTTCAAGACCGAGTTCTGGGAAAAAATAATGCGAGTAGACTACCTCTTATGTAAGGCCAGAGTGATTTTTTAGAACCCCCTCGCTCTACGATAGGTCTATATTAACTTTAAAATCTCCTACAATTTGATGCTGGTGTTTATCTGGTGCTTTGAATCCCGCTCGGTCAAGTATATCCTTCGCTGATTCCATCTGTACGTACTCTGACTTGGCGTTCTGAGTGAGGCTTAATAGTTTATGCTGGGCCTTGAGTGCGCTTATACCGAAAGACTCTTGGATCTGTTGATACATATACTCAGCTACGTGTGGCTTCTTTAGAGTTGCGTAGCCTTGCGTACCAGGAGTCTTTCCGTTGAATCCTGCGACCTTTGACGCCTCACCGACAGAACACCCTGTCGATACTAATGTGTCTACTAGCGCCTTTTGTCTCTTGTTCAGCTCAGGTTGTTTCTTCGGTAATATCGCATTAACATTTTGTAGTGTCGCCATCATCGCTCCTTCGTTATAATGCATTTCGGTT